TTTGGAAAAACGGTACTTTGTATCAATGAAATGATTAAGAAGTGCTTACAAAACCCTTTAGCAAGACCACGATATTATTATATTTCGCCAACGTATGCGATGAGCAAAAGAGCGGCTTGGGATTATTTGAAAGAATACACAAGCGTTATTCCTGATACACAGTATCACGAAACAGAATTACGTTGCGATCTTCCAACAGGTGGAAGAATACAATTACTTGGCTGTGAACGACCAGACTCTCTTAGAGGTTTGTATATTGACGGCGTAGTGCTAGACGAGGTGGCGCAAATGCCACCAAGACTTTGGACAGAAGTAATTAGACCAGCATTATCTGATAGAAATGGTTGGATGGTGGCAATAGGGACTCCAGCTGGGCACAATACATTTTTTGATATGTATAATCACGCATTACACCAAGATGATTGGTACGCTGATACGTTTAAAGCAAGTGAAACAGGAATAATATCTGAGCTTGAATTAAACGAAGCAAAACAAATGATGCCACCTGAGGTATATGAAAGCGAATTTGAAGTTTCTTTTGACTCGTCTGCCATAGGAGCCATTTACGCAAAAGGTTTAACAAAAGCAGAAGAAGAAAATCGTATTACAAAAATTCCTTACGATACGTCTCTCAAAGTTAATACGTTTTGGGATTTAGGAATGGCAGATAGCACAGCTATTTGGTTTGTTCAGCAAAAAGGATCAGCTTTTCACGTTATAGACTACGAAGAACATACTGGAGAGGGTCTAGAATATTACGCTGAAATGCTACAAGATAAAAATTATTTGTACGATACGCATTATTTACCACATGATGCTAATGTGCGAGAAATTGGAACAGGCGTTTCACGTTTAGAAACAGCTCAAAGTCTTGGTCTTAGAACGTCAATCGTTCCAAAACTTAGCATTGAAGATGGAATAAACGCTGTAAGACAGATTTTATCACGTTGTTGGTTTGATTATGACAACTGCAAAGAGGGTTTAGACGCATTAAGACAATATCGCTGGGCTACAACGCAAAAAGGAGACATAAAAGCGAAACCTGTTCATGATTGGACAAGTCATGCTTCTGATAGTTTTAGATATTTTGCTGTTGGAAACAATCAATCAAGTTATTGGAGTACAGAAATAGAGTACCCGCAAATAGGAATAGTATAAATGAAATTAACAAAAACAAAATTACTAGCTTTAATATCGCAAGAAGTTGAAAACTCTCTTGGTTTTTATTCTAGTGATTTAGCAACACAACGAAAAGAAGCACTAAAATATTATTTAGGCGAGCCATATGGAAATGAAACAGAAGGCAGATCAAGTGTTGTATCACAAGATTTATTAGAAGTTGTTGAGTCTATAATGCCAAGTCTAATGCGTATGTTTACGCAACAAGACAAAATAGTACACTTTGAGCCAACACAGCCAGAAGATGTTCCGTACGCTGAACAAATATCTGACTATTGTAATTACGTATTTACAAAAGATAATAATGGTTTTGAAATATTGTACTCAATGTTTAAAACAGCATTGTTACAAAAAAATGGTTTCTGTAAAATTTATTGGAAAACATCAAAAGAACAAAAAAAAGAGTCATATAAAAATTTAACAGAACCAGAATATCAAGCACTATTAGTTGATGATGAAGTTGAAGTTGTAAGTGTAGAACAAAAAGAAGATACGTTAATGGGTGCTCCTATTATTACGTTTGATGTAGAAGTTAAAAGAGTTAAAGATTATTCTAAAGTACAAATTGATCCGGTTCCTCCCGAAGAAATACTTGTAAGCAAAAGAGCAAAATCATTAAAAGATTGTGATTTTATTGCTCATAGAGTTTCTAAAACTGTATCAGAATTAATTGATATGGGTTTTAACAAAAAAGATGTTGAAAGTCTGCCAAGCTCAGAAGAAGAAACATTTAACACAGAAGCAGTTGTAAGACGTAGCTATGATGATGATACAGTTGAGCTAGAAGCAAGTACAATTGATCCATCTTTACGTGTAGTACAAATAACTGAGTGCTACATGAAAGCTGATTTTGATAATGACGGCATAGCTGAGTTAAGAAAAATTATTGTTGGTGGAAGTGGTTACAATAATTATATAATTTTAGAAAACGAAGAAATTCCAGTAATGCCTTTTGCTATGGTATGTGCTTTACCAATGCCATTTAGATTTTTTGGTTTATCTTTTTATGATTTACTTGCTGACGTACAGCAAATGTCCACAACAATTTTACGTCAAACTTTGGACAATATGTATTTACAAAATGCAGCCAGAACAGTTGTCGTAGATGGACAAGCAAATTTAGACGATCTATTAACAACAAGACCAGGTGGCATAGTTAGAGTTAAAAGCCCTAATGCTGTTACACCAATGCAAACGCCAAACTTCTTAAATGAAGGTCTTGCTATGATGCAAAAAATAGACGAGATAAAAGAAAAAAGATCAGGCGTGCCTAAGCAAAATATGGGTCTAAATCCTGACACAATTAATAAAAGCCACACAACGGCAGCTTCTACAAATCAAATGATGATGGCTGGAACGCAAAGAGTTGAGCTTATAGCTCGTAATTTTGCTGAGGGCGTAAAAGATATATTTAAAAATATTATGGCTGTTGTTTGTGAGTATCAAGACACGCAACGCATTATAAGATTACGTGGCGATTTTGTGCCAATGAATCCAAGAGAGTGGACAAATCGTTATGATGTTACAGTACAAGTTGGACTTGGAACAGGAAATCAAGATCAAAGACTACAAGTTTTACAACAAGTTTTATCGGTACAAGAAAAGTTAATACAAGCTGGAGGTTTAGGATTGGTAACGCCTCAAAATATCTACAATACTTTAGAAAAATATTTAGAAAATGCAGGATACAAAGATGCAAGTCAATTTTTTATTAACCCAGCAACAGTACCACCACAACCACAACAACCAAAAAGACCTGATCCTGCTTTAGATTTAGCAAATCAACAAATAGAATTGCAAAAACAAAGAGCAATTGGCGAATTAGAATTAAAAAGACAAAAACAAGAAGCTGATAATATAATAAAAATGCAACGTTTAAATTTAGATGAACAAAAATTAGCAACGCAAGTTGTAAAAGATCAAAAAGTAGATGATTTGGAAAAAGAAAAATTGGCAGCTAAAATATTACAACAAGGATTAAGCTAATGGCACCTTTTGATCCTTTTATGAAAAGTAAAAAAGCACAGACAATTATTGATGATTATTTAGATGGTAATTTTGCATCTACTCCAAATGTAAATAGTGCAGGAGTTTTTAGAAACCCCGTGTTTGATCTACGTACGGAACAAGAAAACGCTGGAACGTTAGACCCTTCAGCTTTATATCCGAATCCACAATTAGATTTTTCTGTTCCAGACACACCAGTTGATCCATGTCCTCCCGGATATCAACTTATAGATGGCGTATGTCAACCAATGGAAAATTTTGGACAATCAGCATATGATGAAAATACAACTGGAGATGGTTTTGTAGATGATAGAAAATATATGTCTATTGATGATATGCGTAATGCAAGTGATGAAGAACTTCTTGAATATTTAAAAGATGGTTTTTTAAGCAATAGTGCTTTAGGTTTTCTTCCAAGCAAAGGAAGTAATGTTACATTAAAAGGCGGTTTTATGCCTGCACAATTTCAACTTTTATTTGGTAAGCAAAATCAAATGAGACAAGATTTTATAAAAAATGAATTAATGAAAAGAGGTTATTTTACAGGAAACTTTGATAATAATCAAAATCCAATATTTAATATTGCCAATAAAAATATTAATCCAATGCAATTTAATTCTTTAACAGGTGGAACAAATGAAGGCATAGAGTCTATGCTTCCTGCAAATACTGGTGGACCAGTTACCGATGTATTTGGCGATACATATCAACAAGTTTATAATACTGGAACTGGAGATATTGGATATACATTTACAAGTGCAAATCCACAAGACCCAGTAGCAAATGTTTACAATAATCCAAATGCAACAAATAATACAACAGCAACTTATGGCACAGGTAGAGGTGGCACATCAGATAATCAAATGACAGGTGGTGGTACTGTAATAATTGGAGGAAACCCTTTTGGTTCCGAAAAAGTAGATGATTATGATGATGATAGTTCAGGTATTTAATGGCAGATAGAGAAGAAGAAAAAATAAGAGGACAACAAGCAAAAGAATTACTAGAAAATCCAATTTTTAAAGAAGCAGTACAAAAAGTTTCTGAGGAACTTGATCTTGAATGGATTAGTTCTCCAGTAAGAGACACAGAAGGACGAGAAAAAATTTACATGATGAAAAGAATGTTAAACGTTCTTCTTGTGCAAATAAAATCCGTTGTTGAAACGGGTCAATTAGCAACAAAACAAACAGATAAACAGGAGTTATAATGGTAGACCAACCTCAAGTTGAGGAGTCTGGCGTTTCTAAACCAACCTATACTACAGAAGAAACTGCCAAGGCGTTCACGACACTTTTAAATAAAGAGACCGAAAGTAATGAGCAAATTGAACCAGAAGCAAAAGAGAATAACGATATTGAGCCGCAAGAAGAGGTGACCGATGAATTATTTGAAAGTGTTGATGGAGATAACATAGAAGATAACACAGAAGCCAACTTAAAAGCAGAACAGGAGCTATACAAAGTCAAGATCGGTGATCAAGAATTGGAAGTTACCCTTGATGAAGCTTTGAGAGGTTACCAACGTGAGTCTGACTATACAAAAAAAACTCAGGAGTTAGGAGATCAACGTAGAGAATTACAAACTCAACGTGAAACACTAGCTAAAGAGTTAGAGTCGGTCAAAAGTTCTAGAAATCAATATGAACTACAATTAGCAGAAGTAACAAAACAACTGCAACCTAACCAAAACATAGATTGGGATCAATTATATACAAATGATCCTGCACAATATGTTAAGTTAAAAGCTGAGGAAGAACAGCGAAAAGAAGCCCTAGCTTTAGTTCAACAAGAACAAAAGAAAATTCAGGACGAGAAACGTAAAGAGCAACAAAAAATATATGATGAATATATTGCTAAAGAACGTCAAATATTGGCAGAAAAAATGCCAGTATATACTGATAAAGTTAAGGGACCAGAATTTGCGAAACGTTTAGTAAATTTTGCAAAAGAAAGTGGTTATACAGATCAAGAAATAAGTATGATGGTTGATCATAGATCATTGTTATTATTGGCAGATGCGTATCGTTATAATCAAATTAAAAAAGCAAAATTGGCTAATAAAAAAGTTTCTAAAAATTCAAAAACTGTTTCTTCAAATGCCGCAAATGTACGTGAAAATGCAGAAATTAATGAACGTGTTGATAATAGAATGAAACGTTTAAAGAAATCTGGAACACTTCGTGATGCACAATCGGTGTTGAAAGAGATGTTTCAAAATTAACTAGGAGATTAATATGGCTGTACCTACAAATACGGTAGAAACATACAATCGAGTTGGTATACGTGAGGATCTTGCTGATGTTATTTATAATATAACGCCGTCGGAAGTTCCTTTTATGTCCAATGCTGCCAAGGGAACTGCTAGCCAAACTTTATATGAATGGCAAACAGACTCATTAGAAGCGGCAGGGGCCAACTCACAAAAAGAAGGTGACGATTACGCTTTAGATAGTCGTAACGCAACCGTAAGACTAAACAATAATACAAACATTTCAGCTAAAACAGTTGGTGTATCTGGATCAGATCAAGCTGTAACTAACGCTGGAAGAGGAGACGAACTAGCTTATCAAATGGCTAAAGCTGGAAAAGAACTAAAACGTGATATGGAATTC